TCCGAGGACTCGGTCGCGAAGCAGGAGCGCGAGGCGTGGGAGGCTGGCGAGGCCGGGCGGGCCATGAAGACCGACATGATGTACGACTCGCTCGAGGCGCCGAAGAAGGCGGCCCTGCGTCCGTGGAAGAAGCCGCCGGAGGGCATGGAGCCCGAGGACGTCGAGACCCTGACGCGGCGTTACCTGTCCCGGATCCTCGAGTCGGTGCGCGGCGGCGCCTGGTGGCTCGACATCCCGTCGCTGGTCAGCTCGATCCTGAGCCCCAAGAACAAGCCCAGCCGGTCGCGCCGGTTCTGGTTCAACCAAGTCGTCGCCTCCGAGGACTCCTGGCTGGACCCGGCCGCCGTCGAGGCCGCGATCTCCCAGATCGTGCGCGAGAACCGGATGATCACCGGCCGCAGCTCGAAGGAGATCCTGCACGCGGGCTGGGACGTCGTCCACACGAGTGAGCCCATCGTGCTGACCTTCGACGGCTCGAAGAGCGACGACTCCACCGCGCTGATCGGCACCCGGCTCTCCGACGGGTTCCAGTTCGTCGTCGGGGTGTGGCAGAAGCCGCCGAAGGCGCGCAACGGCTCCGACGATGACTCCTGGCTGGTGCCGCGCGAGGACGTCGACGCCCGGGTGACCGAGGCGTTCAAGCGGTTCAACATCGTCGCCTTCTGGGGTGACCCCTCCCACACGAAGGACGACGAGGACTCCTCGAGCTTCTGGGACGGCATGCTCGACCGCTGGATGCGCCGCTACAAGGACCGGCTCGACAAGACCTTCTGGCCGGTCAAGTCCGGCCCGCGCATCCACGCGGTGCTCTGGGACATGTCGAGCTCGGCGAACCAGCAGACCTTTGTCTCGGCGGCCGAGCAGTACGCGGAGTCGATGGAGCGCCTCAACGACATCGAGGAGTACGCCCCGGAGTTCCAGATCGACGGCCACCCGGCCCTGGTCGACCATCTGCTCAACGCGCGCCGCTACCTGCACCCGCAGGGCTTCGGCGTGTCGCTGATGAAGGAGAACCGGGAGTCGGCGAAGAAGATCGACCTCGCGGTCTGCGCCGTCATGGGGCAGATGCTGCGCCGGATCGTGCTCAACTCCGGGCTCGAGGAGGAGGAGAAGCCGGGCGAGGTCTGGGGCGTCGGCTTCTGAGGTACCCTGGTGGGATGACTCCCGTGTACGACTTCGTCCTGCGCTTCAAGAACATCCCGCCGGGCGCGGAGTCGGACTTCCCCGCCGCCTTCCGGGGCGCCGACGTGCTCGTGGTGGCCGAGAGCCACCAGCGCGACGCTGCCGTGTACTGCCCGGCGGGCTGGGGCGTCGTCCAGTTCGGCGCGAACAGGGGCGCCCGGGGCACCCACGGCCGGATCGCGATCTACTACCGCAAGCAGCGCTTCCAGCTCGAGTTCAAGGAGAACCCGCTGCTCAACGAGGCCAACGGCCTCACCTTCCCCGGCGCCAAGCGCTTCGCCGCGCGGGTCATCCTGCGCGACATGGTCACCGGCTGGCGCTACGACATCGAGGGCGACCACTTCGTCCCCCACGCCGACGACCCGCGTCACCCCGGCGCGATCATCACGACCCCGCGTGGTCGGCGCGCCGTCATCCCGGCCATCCAGTCCGTCGTACGCCGCACCCTGGCGTCCCGGGTCGGCCAGAAGATCCGCGTCGGCGACTACAACATCGACCTCGACGCCGACCTGCGCCACCACAGCGCCAACGACATGCTCGAGCGGGTCAACGCGGCCGGGCTGTACTCCGACGTTCAGCTCCTCGGGGCGGTGCCGGACACCCACGGCCACAACGAGTACGACTGGGTCCTGGTCTCGTTCAAGGGCCCGCGCCGCCTCTGGACCCGCCGCCAGGCGCGGGTCTGGCTGGTCGATCACGGGACCGGCCCGAAGCGCAAGAGCGACCACCGCGACCGCTGGATCCGGGTGCGCGCGACGGTGAAGCGCGGCTGGAAGGTCCCCCCGGGCTTCGCGCGCTGATACCATGGTCGACAGACCCCCGTCAAGAGGAGAACCATGGCCCGCGTGATGAGCAAGCGCTCCGTGCTGACGCTCGTCCGCACCTACTGGGAGTCGTGGCGTCGCTCGATGTCCGACGCCCATGCCCTCGACGCCTGGATGCGCGGCGATCAGTACGACATCACCGACAGCCCCGAGCACTGGGCGTACGGTCGCCCATACTCCCCTCGCGCGACGACCGAGGAGTACGACGACCTCGGCCGCCGGACCCCGACCCCCTGGGCGGGCCTGGTCGTGAAGAGCCTCGCCCAGACGGCGTACGTCGACGGCGTGCGGATGCCCGGCTCGGTCGAGAACATGCAGGTCTGGAAGTCCTGGCAGCGCAACGGCTGGGACGCCAAGCAGACGGCGGTCCACCGCGCGGCCATCGGCCACGGCGCCTCCTTCGGCATCGCCCTGCCCGGCGTCGACCAGCTCTCCGGCGACAAGATGGCCAAGATGATGGCCCGCTCGGCCAAGCGCATGGCCGCGTTCTACGACAGCGACGACGACGAGTGGCCGCGCCTGGCCATCGACGCGACGCCGTACAAGGACAACGAGGGCAACCGGGGCTGGAACGTCGACGTCTACGACGACACCGCCGTCCACCACGTCACCTGCAAGCTCGACGGCGGCGCGGAGTCCGACTGGGAGTACCTCACCTACGACGAGCACCCGCTGCGCGTCACCCCGGTGGCCCGCTGTGCCAACATGCTCGACCTGGACGGCAAGGCGACCGGCGAGATCGAGCCGATCATCCCGCTGCTGCGCCGCGTCGACCAGGACACCTTCGACCGGCTGATCGTCCAGCGCTTCGGCGCCTGGAAGATCCGCTACATCGCGGGCATGGCGCGGCCGAGCACCGAGGCCATGGCGAACATGCAGGCCATGAAGCTCAAGGTCGAGGACCTGCTCATCTCGACCAACCACGAGACGAAGTTCGGCACCCTCGACGCGACGCCCATCGACGGCTTCATCAGCGCCTCGGATGCCGACCTGCGCGTGCTCGCCGCGATCACCCAGACCCCGCCGCACCACCTGCTCGGCCTCTCGAGCAACCTGCAGGCCGAGGCGCTGGCGGCGGCCGAATCGGGCCTGCAGCGCAAGTCGGCCGACTTCAAGATGAACGCGGGCGAGTTCCACGAGCAGATGTTCCGCCTGGTGGCCACCATCGAGGGCCACGCCGACGAGGCGCGCGCGTTCGACATGCAGGTCCGCTGGCGCGACACCGAGTCCCGCTCGCTGACCCAGGCGGCCGACGCGCTCGGCAAGCTGGCTGTCCAGCTCAAGATCCCGCTCGAGATGCTCTGGGAGAAGGTCCCGGGCTGGACCGACGGCGACACCGACCGGGCGAAGAAGCTCGTCGAGACCGGCGCCCTCGACGCCCTGCTGAACGAGCTCGCGGGCGGCGACCCGAACGCGGGCAACGCGCAGCAGACCGGGGACACCGGTGGCAACGGCGGCGCCTGAGGCGCTCGCGACCCTCTCGACCGCGCATCAGGCCGCCCAGGCCCGGCGCGCGGCGCAGATGGCTGCCCTGGTCGCGGCGTACTTCAAGGTGCGTGTAAACATCTCGGACCCCCAGTCCGTGCAGACCTGGCTCGAGATCATGCTGCCCAAGATCCTGGGCAGCCGCAGCGAGTCCGAGCGGATCGCCGCCCAGTACGGCGACGCCGTACGGCGCCTCGAGATGCCCAACCTCAAGGACGACTTCACCTTCGCGAAGGCGTCGGTCCCCGGCCTCGACCCGGCGGTGGTGAGGACCTCGCTCAACGTCACCGGGCCGGTCGCGCTGCAGAAGAAGCTCACGGTCATCGAGCGCCTCGACCCCGCCCCGACGGTCAAGCAGGCCATGATCACGGAGGCCAAGAACGAGGCGGCCGGGCAGGTCGGCGGCGCCGTCGCGCGCCACGTCCAGAACGGCGGCCGGGACATCCTCAAGGCCGGGGTCGCACAGGACAAGGTGGCGCTCGGCTACGTCCGGGTGCTCAAGTCCGAGAAGCCGTGCTTCTTCTGCACCATGCTCGCCTCGCGCGGCCCGGTGTTCCAGGAGGACTCGTTCTCCGACTCCGACCCCCGTTTCGAGGGGCCGCACCACTTCAAGGTCCACGACTCCTGCGCCTGCTCGCTCAAGCCCGTCTACCACAAGACCGGCGACCCGATGGTCGACCGGGTGCAGCCGTACGTCGACATGTGGGCCGACCTGAGCGACCGCAAGGGGTCCGCGCCGACGCTGCTCGAGTGGCGCCAGGAGTACGAGGGCCGGTCGAAGATCGCCTGACCTCCAACATGTTGGAGGCCGTATTTCGGCTCACGGCCACGCGCGCCATATCACGTCAGGTAACCTCTTGTACAGAGGTGGCCGTAGGAGGCCGCCGGGATACGTCCGTAGGAGGACCACATGCCACTGCCGAAGCTCGAAGACTGGAAGGCTCCCTGGGAGCTCAAGGGCGAAGACTTCGACGAGGAGGCCGCTCGCAAGTTCATCTACGACCTGTTCTCCGACAAGGAGAAGCTGCAGGACCGGGTGAAGGCTGCGAACACTGAGCGCGACGAGGCCAAGGCCACCGTCACCGCGAAGCAGAAGGAGCTGGACGCCGCCGTGGCGAACGGCCCCGACAAGGACGCGCTGACCAAGCTGCAGGCCGAGCTGGCCGAGGCCAAGAGCGACGCCGAGAAGGCAGAGCTCAAGGCGACCCGGCTGGAGGTCGCGTTCGACAAGGGAATCCCCACCAAGCAGGCCCACCGCCTGCAGGGGAAGACCAAGGAAGAGCTCGAGGCCGACGCCGACGAGTTCCTCCAGTCCTTCGGTGTCACCGGCAAGCCCGGCGAGACCGACGAGGACGAGGTGGACGAGGACGAAGAGGGCGTGCCCTCGCGGACTCCGAAACTGCTCACGAACCCGAGCGACGCCGGTCGCGGTGACGACACCGTGATCGACATCGACAAGGCCATCGCGAGCATCCCGCGTCTCTGATCTGACAAGTACCACCGCGCGATCCACGCCCACGGGGATCAAGCGGCCATCCTGAACCTAGGAGGTTCCCGTGGCGGTTCGCAAGCTCAAGGCTCGGAAGCAGATCAACTACTTCCTGCCCCTGATGACGCGTGAGCTCATCAGCCCCTTCGTCATCACCCCCGTCGGTGGCGAGAACTTCAAGGGCGCGAAGGGCGACGTCGTCAACCTCCGCGTGCGCGGCCTCAAGGCCGTCGCCCGGGACTACGACTTCCGTGGTCGCACCGGCCCCATCGTGCTCGACGACATCACGCCGGACGGCGGCAACCTCGCGGTGAAGCTGAACAAGCACATCACGAGCGCCACCGGCCTGGAGGACGAGCACTTCACCCTCGACGACATCAAGTTCGCCGAGGAGGTCCTGCAGCCGCAGGTCGAGGCCGTCCGCGACAACATCGAGAACAAGGTCGTCTCGGGCTTCCGGGGCATCAACTTCAAGCACACGCTGGACATCACCGCGACGGACGACCCGCACCTCGTCTCCATCGAGGCCCGGCGTCTGCTCGACTCGGAGAAGGTCGCCCCGTCGTCCAACCGCTTCCACTTCGTCGGCACCGACGTCGCGGCGGCGTGGCTGGCCTCGGACCGCCTCTCGCGGTACGACAGCACCGGCCAGGAGGGCACCCCGGCCCTGCGCGAGGCCATCATCGGCCAGCTCGGCGGCTCGCCCGTCGTCGTCCACTCGGGCCTGAACCCGAGCGAGGGCTACTACCTGCACAAGAGCGCCCTGGTCCTCGCGACCGTCGCGCCCGACGTGCCG